TATGAGTATCATAAAAGAATCCGGAGGCCCTCACCGGGTTTCCGGCCAGGATCGTAATGGCAGTCCCATGCGTACCGCCACTCATTGATCCTGCAGATGCCTCGAATATCTTCTCGGAAATTCCGGAGGCTTCATCATAGATTGTCATCATGTTGTCAGAGTGGAGTCCTGCAATACTTTCGACTGAGTCATCCTTGGACACCCGGAAGGTGATAAAACTCTCCTCTGGGGCCGATTTAAGACGAATTTGTTCGGTTGTTATGTCAAAAAGATCATCCAAGGGGGCCGGAAGGACCTTAATCCACTTCTTGACCTCAGAGGCCAGGGCATCATTCAACTGAGGTTTGGTCGGGGCCGTCGCCAAAATTTTCTGGGGGAATTTGCAAGTCGCCTGGTGGACCATGCAGACCGCCAAAATACAACTCTTTCCAACCCCATGACCACTCCGTAGACTAAGCCTGGTCTCGCCGTCCCTCAACCACTCGAGGATCCTCTTCTGGTGATCCTGCAACTGGATCTTCAGAATCTCTTCTGCAAACAGGACCGGATCCGGGCGGTATCTCTGAATGAAATCCTTCCATATCTGATTCGACATCATCTCCTTCTATTTCATGAGCCCGGAGGGGTCTTTGACGGCCCTCACGGTAGTGTTCTTTAACCTTCGTCCGATATCGGGTCCACCGGACGTCTTTTGGAATTTTTGGTTTTTCCATATAACTTCCACATAACTTCCACATAACTTCCACACAAACCGCACATTTGTCGGAATTTCCGATTTATTCCGACTTTTTTTTCCTCATGGGCCCCTCGGGGGCACGTCTCTTGTCCTTCCACCAGGGGTACGGTTTCTTCTCCATCCGGGCGATCCGCATAATCTCCTTCTCTGAGACCCTCTTGTAGTCTGGAAAAGGCTCTGTAAACACTGAATACACATTCACCTCAGACTTCCGGATCACTACCGCCCCAAAGTGACCAGGCAAGGCATCCTCCAACCACTCTGCCCATTCCTTTGCCAAGTCCTCAGACGGGGCCTTCAACAACCCACAACCCTGGGCCCTTATCTTGGCCCCCAGAACATCTAAAACCTTACTGGGAGGCTTTTTCAAGTGCCCAGGCCCAGTTGTAGGAGTCTGTCAATAAGGCTTGCTTGGGAAGACCTAAATTCGTTGTCTTCAACTTGAACTCCGATTCATAAATATAAGGAAACAAACCCTCCCTTGTCAGACTCGTCCGATGCCTCCTCAAACCCTGCCAATACTGAATTCCTGCATCCACAGCATTCGGCAAACCCTCACCCTCGACGATCCTGTAATAAGGCAACCCCTCTGAATCCCTGAACATCCAACCGAAGGCCATTCCCTCCACCTGCCCCTCGTCTCCGGAGACACTAACAAGGGCATACAAGGCCCTATCTATAAAGCCACGCTCAGGGACCAACAACCAGGACCCCCTCCTGACTGTCTTAATATCCAAGGGGACCTTCAAACTCCGGATCTGACCATCTACTACTACAATCTTAAAATCAGTCCCGCCATCGCCTCCGTCTGTGACCGACAAGTTCACTGGACCTACATCTACAATCCCCTGTAACTCCTTCTGGAAGACCATCTCTCCTAATATTCCAACCGTCCAATCCTCTACCTGTCTCTCCTTTGTCCTCACGGAGGAGGATCCAAAATCCGCACGGTCCTTTCCTGACTCCACTATCCTCTCGGCTGACCCACGGGCCACCCTCCTGATCTCCTCTGTAACCTTAATCATGGATCACTCTCACAATCGGATAGGCCTTCTGGGTATGCTCAGTCGGCGGAGGTTCAATCACCTCCACCCTGGGAGGACTATGAATCAATCCTAAACACCGATTCAAAACTACCTCACGGTCAATCTCATCCCACTTCCTCCGCTGTTCCAGACCCAACAAATACAACTGATAACGGCCCTGGACCTCGGCGGGGTTCGGACACCAGGCATGGCCTGTCCTCACATACACGGTAATGACCCACTCCCGGATCATCTCATTGTTCAAAAACCTCAACTCGTCCTGAGTCGTCCACCTATCAGACTCCCTCTTTGACGGAATAAACACTTCATCAATATCATCTGCCATCATTCGCATATCCATTTGGGGTTTATGAACTCATCTGCGGAGTTCGTTAATTCAACCTGACCGTTCCTCGACTTTGAAAGACGGATCCTAAGACTCGACTTAATCCTCGACGACGGGATCACCAACAACACATCCCTCTTCGGTACAAACACTGTAAATACCTGAATCTTGTCCAAGTCATACTGATAACTGTCGCCCTTCCCACGTATACGCTTATTCTTGATCTCGACGACACCCTGGCTCACTGTCCGATACTTGCACTGGACATAAAAAAAACGGTCCCCCTTATGGATGTGAAGGTCATACGGAGAACCCCTCAGAATTGGAAGGTCTACAGTCCACCCGTGTAATAAAAAAAATTCGATGGCACGGGTCTCACCGATGGTTCCCAGGATCTCAGTGGCGGGCATGTTGAAGTGAGTCTCGCTCTTGGGGGTTAGCCACCACCGCCCCCGCCTTGCTGGGGCCCCGGGGGGTCATTTCCGGGGCGGATCCTGATAATGTCATATGTTCGATAATGTGCATTTTGGTACGTATGGTTTTGTCGGATTATGTCAGACTTGCCCATGTGACCGAGGCTAGGTCATTCACATCGGTAGTCATTCCAAGGCCTCCTGGCCTTCCTCCTGATTTATACCGTGATCCTGTACCGTGTTCTGCGGTTGCTTGGGCGTTATATCGATGATATCCCGGAGTGCATCGAGGTGTCCCTTCTGCACGTTGATGTCAGCAGTGACCCGGCTATCGATCTTCTCGGAATATACCCCCGGGTTATCCGCCTTAGTCCGCCATTTAGCGAAGTCTAGGACGACCCTCCCGGCATGAGGCTCGATCTCTCCTGTCCTTACGGCCTCAACGGTTTCCTGGGCATAATCGGCGAGGGATTCGGCCCGTGCCTCCCGGGCTCGGTCGTAGAGGTCACGCATTCCCGGCGTCTCATCAATCCACCTCAAAAGCGTCACATGGGGTATTCCCATAGCGTTTCCAACCTTCCGCAGACCATTCCCTTCCGAGATCATGCTCTCAAAGGTGTTCCAGAACACGGGGTTTTGTTTGAGTGCCTGAGCCCTTTTCCTGGTTAATCTTCCGGTTTTAGTCAGGAACTGGGTTTTTTTAGCCTGTTTTGGTTCACTCAACGTCGGCCTCCTTCATGAATTCCATCTCGGCCTTTGCCTCTTCGATCTTGGCATGTATGAAGTCAGCAAGATCAGCAAAGACTTTAGGGTTCATATCATACTGGCTTCCTGGAAGTGCCAGTGCGTCGTTGATGGTTTGGACTCTCGAGTCTATTTGTCTAAGTTTTTCGAGGAAGGGCAAATGGTTGTAATCGACCATAGGTGTGTCTCCGATTGGGGTTCAACTTATTCAGGCATTCCGTAGTTATCTTGTAGGTCTCTTTGTACTGTGAGGGTCCGTCGAGCAGGAGGAACTCCTCCCAGGTGTATTTAACTCTCAGGTTATCGGCATAACAGTCGCAGGTCTCGGCGTGTTTGTTTTTATTAACGTCCGGCCTTTGTTGAGACAGGGAAGTAAAGCACATAAACCAGACCTCTCGGATTTTCTGGGTTTCATAGGTTCCCTTGTATTGGGCAAGTAGTAAGACTGGAACAAAGAGAAATAGAACAAGTATTGCTTTATTCATGAACACCTCCGTATTTAAAAGATTACAGGCCCACCCATAGGTCAGTGTAGGCCAGATGTATTTCTTCTCTTGTTGGCGATTCTGAGCATGATCTGATACAAACCTGGACCTCACCTTGGCCCTCGATCCCTTCCTTCTTAGATTCAAGTATCCTAATCAGGTTGTCATTGAAGAAGGCTAATCCTTCAAGAGAATCGATGAGGACCTTGTTGCAGTTATCAAGATCCCTTGTGGCCGTCCGCTTGTCGGTCGGGTACGTCACCCGCATGGCAACGGAGACTGGACCTTGGATCATACGGATCTTTTCCACTAAGCAGATGCCTTGAACACGGGCCTTGTATTCTTTGGCCTTCTTCGAGACAAAGATCCGGTTGTTTCCGACCCGCCAGTACTGATTAGCAGACGGAGGCCAGGGGAGGGCGAGTCTGATCATGTCAGGATATCGATTGGACGAGTTGTTCCTCTTCCCGAGGATTGGGGTTCTGCTGAACTGTACTGATAAGACCTTTGAGGATGGTTTCTGGATCGCCTTTGATCCTGAGAGGATTGAAGTTCGGATTCCGGTCGGCCTGAGTCCGGAGTCGTTTGGAGTCCGCCACCCTTTCGTTCCGGAGACGTTTCTGGATGTCGGGATCCTCCATGATCTTTCCTTTGAGGGTATTCAGTCGATCCTTCTGAGACTCGGTGATCTTGGATCGAGGCGAGGGTTCCGGCAGGGCCCTGGTCGGATCCCATCGGTCCCGGGTGAACCGGACGTTCCCTCGGATGTCGGCGGGCTTGGGCCAGTAAGTTTTGGCCTGGATGTGTTCCAGGAAGGCTTTCCGAATCTGATCGGGTGTGAGCCCATTCAAGGCAATCCCCCAGGCTTGAAGGTCCCGTTCGGTGACTTTTCCCATCTCCTTGACGTGGTTCTGATAGCTTGTTTCGCAGAGCCTCAAGCACTCGGCTAAAGCGTTTGTGGTTACGTCCATCCTGGACCTCTTTGGGTTTAAGGGTTAGGGTTTGAGTTTCCAATCGTTCTAGGTCTGATATCATTTTTTCCTCGCATAGTACTCGGCCTTGGCGGTATCGATCTCCTCCTGGGTCGGCGGTCTAACGGCCCGTTTTGAATTGACATCCATCTGGATAACGTCCTGTTTGCTTAAAGTGACTGAGGAGGGGGCCCCGAATCCGAAACCGTCGAGTGCCCGGAGAGGACTTCCGGCGATGCCTCGATTGATCCGGTCGAACACCTCCGGGTC